ATACTCAAATCTTCGATAATAGCGTCAAAGTTATTGTCATTCATGAATTTTCTCTTTAAATTAAATAATAACTCTTGACAGTCAAGAGTTATTTCTTGTCAGTTCCCTAATCCACTTACGCTTCTGTTTCTGCTTTGTTAAGTTCGCCGATCTGAGCTTTTAGCTTAGACACCTCGTCTTTTAAAGCTTCAATAACCTCCAGTTCGGTCATATTGGCGACTCGAATATTATCATTAGAATCGGGAACAACATAAGCTTTTAGATTTGTCATAGTTACCTCTTGGCTTTACTGTATTTTATCAAATTTAAAACAGTTTTAACTGTAATGGAGAATTATCTACTGGTTCTTCTATCGGTTCATCTGGAATATGTTCTATAGGTTGGTTCAATCTATTACAGGCTATTCGATAATATTCTAGTTCTTTCTCGATACAGATATAATTTCTACCTAATTCTTTGCAAGCTAAGGCAGTAGTACCAGAACCACAAAAAGGGTCTAAGACTGTCCCACCGGGAGGAGTTAACATTTCTACTAACCGTTTCATTACTTCTATCGGCTTTTCTGTAGGATGATTATAAGATTGTTTTTGGCATCTACCATCACTAAACACAGGAGGCAAAAAAGACCACACATTTGTGTAGTTAGAATCGTCTATATTTATACGCCTGTGTTCTTTTCCGAGGTTTCTCGTTGAGCTACTAAACTGCCCTAAGTGATTACATTTATGTATCCTATTGCTTTTTCCAGTTCTTAAATCGCTTATAGTTCTCTGTATTGCTTGAATAGTAATAACGTCAAACAATATACCAGGTATTTTTACGTCTTCATATCGTCCGGTCTGTTTAAAATACCTTTTACTTGAATCTTGAGCATATATAAAAATACTCTCATGTTTACGCTTTAATCTTGGCTGTACAGGCATCTCTGTCCTTTTTACCCATGAGATATGCTCGCAATGATGCAATTTTTCATCATTAGCCGAATTAATCCAATTAACCATCGTTGGCATTTGTCCAAAAAAGCAATAAAAGCCATTGGTAACTCGTTTTACTTCTCTGGTAAACAATGGAATATCAATTACAGAATCCCATTTAGCCAATCCAATGCCATACGGCGGATCAGTTATCACGGCATCTATTGAATTATCAGGAATTTGTTGTAAAATATCAAAACAATCACCGTGAATAATTTGATTAATCATTTTGATTTATATTTAATTTTTTAACAGGTTGTTTATTAGTTTCTTCATCGCTTAAATCAGAATCATTGTCCTCAACTTCTCCCCCTGACATACCATCGATAGACTCACTCCATTCTGGCCACAATATCCGATATTTATTTCTAGCATTTTCAGTATAAAAATCTAATCCTTTTCTGAGAATGATTTCTGTATCGATCACCTGCTTAATCGCACCACTAAGAAGCTGACACCATCCGTATCGCATCCTAGAATACCGACGATCAGGCGACCGGGATAATTCTTTAGTTCCCCCTTTTGACTCTAATCCCGGAAAGAAATAGGTAGGGAACCCGGGGATAATTAGCTTGTATCGGCATTGTAAAAGAGTGTCGACTAACCCTGTTAAATCAGAGTTAAAATTAGCCATTTTGCGAATATCTTGACCGGGAAACTTGAGAACATGATCGGTTATAATACCACTTTTCCTACGGATTCCTAAGTCTCGTTCGTAACTCTCAGACTGTTCTCTAGATACTCCTGGCATGATATGAAGAGTCGGGGAAACTCCTAAGTCATTAGATGCCCTAATTAAATTATCAAAAGCCTGCTTAACATCAGCCCAAGCATCTAATGAAGCTAACCAAAGAGAGCGACCGTAAAGGAAATCAGGTTCATGGCGAATATGGCAGATTTTATAAGGTTCAAAAAAATAATCAGGGTCAGACTCCGAAACGTATTTTCTTTGCTCAAATCCTATTAATTCCCCTTGATCTGTTTCTTTTCTAAACATCTCAAAGGTAGGTAGATAAAGAGTCTTTGCTACACAGAAATCTTTAGACTTGTTGGCAGATAAACCTTCTCGCTCGATACCTAACTCTAGAAAACATTCCCCTTTTCCTAATGCCCATCTTAGGGCTTTCTTGAGTCTATCCCCACCAATGACATAGGTTGAAAAATTTTGTTTCCTTAACCTAATATCTTCTGCAATAGCAAACACTTCTGGGTTAATAGGAGTTTCTTCATCGTCAAGGGTTTTGGCTATTATCCATCCTTGATCATCCCCATCGTCGGATGCAAAGGTATCAGAAGCGGCCATGTCTAAGGCATGGATCACTTCATAACACCATTGATTAAGTTCAATCAATTCTCTCGATATTCTCGGGTCACGGATAGGATTTTCCGTAATCTCTAGATCGTACCGACGCGATACCGACACGATCCCCGGTGAGGACAGGGAACGCTGAGAACCTCTTAATGCCTTATCATCCTTTTTCTTCTTTTTTGCCATTGGGAAAGCCGCGTACTATTTCTATGATATAAGAAAAAAGACCATTTTGTTAATGGTCTTTCTTAAATCACCCAAGTAGAAATCTAAATATTATAAAAATCTATCGAATGTCCCATCGCTCCGCAAAACTTTTCTTTCGTCAATATCGTCACTGGAAAAAAATAAATCGGTAACTATTGCTTGCATTAAGACCTTAGCTGCTTTATTGGATATTGTAATTCCCACTTTTGAGGTCGCATCCACTACATAATTATCCCCTACGGGACAATGAGTAATTGTAACAATCTTGTAACAGTTGATAAACTCTAGATAACTATCTACGGTTTCTAAAATCAACGGACGAAATTCTCTTGTATCCATGATAACCTCTTAACCTAACTAAATATTACAGATTACTTTTTGAATTGTCAAGATTTTAAATAAATCTTAAAGCCCTTTCATAATACCGTTTTCTTTCAGCTAGTCCATTTGTACCACCGTTGACGCGACGGGTGATTTGTTCTACCGTTGCCCCACGGTCACAAAGTTCATTTATTTTGTTGTTCATCCACCAAAACCCAGAAGGTAAAAACAAATATCTTTCTGATACATATTTCCACCCTTCCATAACACGCTGATCGCCTATATGATTAGCAAATAACTGGTAATTGGCTCTGCCAGTCATTTGTAAAGCGTCCACACCTCGAAATTTTTTACCATCACCGGGACGGGTATTTCCCAAGTCTCTGCGACCTTCATAGTTTGAGCCGTCATGAATTTCTACTAAGAATCTTAATCCGGCTGATTCATGGGCTATTTGGCTTAAAAAATGACGGACTCTTGGTAACGTAACAATGTCAAATCTTTTAAGACATTCATCTAATTTTTTAAACTGGAAATCAGTAATCTTATCGTTAAACCTATCAAACACGCCCTCAACTTGATCCTTGCGGACTACGATAGGATTAGGGTCGTCAAAGTGACTAACAAAAGCGTACCAATTAAATCTACCTTCAATTGGAGGTTTTATTTCTAGTAAATGATGGTTTTTTTCTGTTTTAATAATTTTATTATAAATCACTTTTTGTCCAGCTTTAATCAGGATTGATCTAAAATCTTGGGGAAGACTTTCAGAACTAGAGTCGATTAGGTGAGACTTTAAGATAGTGTTGCGATTTGCTGTTAGGGATTTCATGGTAGTTTAGTTAGTAAAGTTAACAATTCTGTTAAGATTTATGTTCAAGTATTCCAATTCGTTTATCAAATTCTTCCTGTTTCTTGCGAATTGTTTCTATTTGATCAGAAATAGATGAGAAAGCTTCTTGTTTGGCTTTAATTAGGCTCATCTCTTTGTCGAGTTGAGATGTTAATGTGGTCAGTTTTTCTATTCCTGTTGATAGTTTTTCGACCATTTTCTCTAGTTTCTGTTCAAGAGATTCCATCTTCCTTGATGTTTTCTCAAAGGTTTCGTGATCAAGTTCTTTAGCCTGTGATCTGGTATTTTTTGAAAGCATACTGAGTAATGCTATTGCAATAGCCAAAACAGTGCCAATGTCATTAAAACTTATTTTTAGACCATAATTCCCAGCATAGGGGGGATGGCTTTGGTTAGCAAGAGAAATATAATACATAGTAAAAGGGGGATGGCTTTGGTTAGCAAGAGCATAGTAAAAGGGGAACATAAAACCATTCTAGTCTTTTTTCTTTACTGAATAAAATATTTAAAAAAACTTAATTTTGTCTTAAATGTGCAAGGTAAAAGTCGTTGCCTTTTATGAAGTTTCCAAAGCTGGGATGCCTCCAAAGTTTTGAAAGTTATCCCAGTGTCGTTGTTATTGCTGTTTTGGGGAACTTAATAAAAAGTCATTTCCAGGCATAAAGTTACCAAAACTGGGGATATTGCCAAAATTGATAGTATTATTCCAAATGTCTTTACAAGTATTGTAGGTTTTGTCACAGCCGGCAGTAAGGATTACGCCGTCATGGACGGCCACTGGACTAGACGCTTCGGTAAATAACTGAATTTGAGTTTTACCCCCAAATATTGAAACAGTTCGATAAATTGCGTAAGTAGCTGATTTATTTGCTCCGTCCGTAAAAGTGCATTTCCCCCAAGTAAGATTTTGATATTCTCCCCACACTTCAAAGTCTCTCCGGCTATTAACGCCAGCAATTTGAGTTTCGTAAAATGGTACTTCTTTGCGGCATCCTGAGTTGTCGCCGTTATTTTGCCCAAAAGCCCATTGGCAAAAAGGCGATGTTTTTTCGTCCCTACTTTGCCTTAAATTAATACTAGAGGCAGTAAGATTTTCAAGTGTATAGCTTTCTCCCCCAAGTGATTTAATTTCTCCCACATAACCTATCTGGATTTGTTCTTCTGGAAGGACTAAAAGTGAGTTAGGTAGGTTTTTCCAGTTAACAATTGCTGTAATAATTCGGGCTTCTCTAAATCTATCAGAAAAAAGCAAATTTTCGTCAATATTATCGCCAAAAGCACCCTTATATTCTTGATTATCTGATTGTATTCCTAATTGCCTCTCTATTGCAGTCGGATCAAGGGCTTGCCTTGCCCGAAATATTATCCCACCAATTTTTAAGTCTTGAGAGAAATTCGTATAACCGAGTTTTTCTCCGTTTGTAAGTTCGATTAAAACGCAATGGCACAGCGTTAAAACAGAATTTGCAAATAAATCTCCCAATCCCTCATCTTGTTGTATTCCCTCGGTAAATCTTCTAATTTGTAATTCTCCAAGTGAATAGATTTGTAAGGAGGTTTGGTTTTGGTAACTTAAGGAAACAGAATTAAATCGAGATAAAATAGATAAATCATTAACTAAATCAGGATAACGAAATGTAGCTCCTGAGCCTTTGGTACACAACCATAAAGCAATCAAATAGTCAATATCTTTTTGTGATAAAGTTGTTCTTTGCTGCAAAGAACTAATATCAGAAGGGATATTTTTTCGAGAAAATCTTTTTCTTTCTCCACTAGATAAACTAATAATATTCGTCTCAAAGCTGGGAGAAATCGTACATCTTTTGGTTAGATTTAAATCAAAATCATGGTTTAAGCCAGGATAAAAAACATCATTATATTCCAGTAAGGTAATGTCTGGTTGAATTCTTGATTCCCGTAAAATTAACTTTGGAATAGAAAAGATGGTTCTATTGTTGTCATCTTTCCTAATAGGCTGATAATCTAATTTATCTTCTTCAAAATGACACAATACCTTAAAAGTACCTGACCATGTTAATTTTTTGTTAGTGTCAGGAGGACTATTAAATACTATTCTATCAGGAGCTACTATATATTCTGATTGTGGTATTTCTGTATTTCCTATATAAATCTTTAGATTTTCGACATCTGGATAAAGAATAGGTCTGTAATGAATATTGATCCCAACTTCATTAGTATTGCCTACAGGATCGCCTATAAGATATTTTTTAAGCAAGATAAATTCTGTATTAATTCCATTATTCTCTGGAGAAAATACTCCTTCTGTCATGGGAGGTTTATCTGCTGAAAGATTTATTAAAGACATAGTAAATTTTATCTAACAATATTTTGGGGACAATAAATACCAGATTGATAAGGAACATTAATGATTTTTTCTGGTCTGATAGGAAAAGTTGGTGAACAATAAGTTAAAGGATAGTAAAGATTTCTTTTAACCTCATAATCAGAAAGATCACGGTAAAGAAAGTCTTCTTTTGATCCTTTCATTTCTTCATGAAAATCAAGGATAGCGTTTAAATCATCGGGTTTTAATACAGTCCGAGAAAGATTGAATACCCTAACGGGACTAGCCCATTCTACTATCCTTTGTTCGGCTCCGCTTGTGTTCTCTAGCAAAGAGTTAGAAAATTGAATTTCTGTTTGATAATCCTTGTCTGGAATAATCGGAAATTCAGGAATATTTACTGGGTAAGGATTACTGGGAAAATCGTTCGCGTTAGTAACGCGAACGATGTCAATTATTGTGACATCATAGGCAAGTTTTTTGGGTTCAGTTACAGTACCAGAATAAGTGTAATTTTTACTGGTTCTTTCCAAAGGAATTGTGTCAGTAACCGAACCAGTGTAACGAGAACTGTACTGATTTTCTGGAATAGAGAAAATATTTACTTGCTGTCCAAATTTGCTGGCTATTTTCCAGAATTGACCAAACAAATTAATTCCACCAACAATCTTTAATACTGGGTTTTTATCCCAAGAAATGGGTGTACCCGTACGCCAAAATATAAAGGTTTCTTGGCTTCCATCCAAGCTTTTCTGTCTAGCAGTTCCAAAAATGTGATAGTAGATCATAGCTTAAGGATTCATCGTAATACCATCGGTAATAATTGGCATCAACAAGCTGCCGCCCCCAGCCACCTTGCTAACTACTAGATGAAAGTGATCTTCTGGCGTTGGTTGGGCTGGTGGGACTGTTTCAACTCTGTGTAGACTATTTATCGGTAGGTCTTGAGTAGTAAATAATAAGAACGGCCTCGCTATTCCCAGTGGATAATTAGTGCCGTAATCGGTAGTGCCGTCATCGCGGAAAATCAGATTGGAAACACTAGCATTTGGTGTAGGGGTAGTACAGTTTATAG